GCGCCGGGGGGGGGGGGGGGGGGGGGGCTTACCTCCTTATATCTCCACCATTCACGCGTCCCATCTCCCCCGACCATCCCCCTGCCCTGCTCCTCATCCCGACCTTCGGTCTTCCCCTGACCTCTACCTCCCCTGGCACCCCCTCGCGCACGGCACCTACTCTGCCGACCGACTGCCGTGGTATACTCACTCGTGGCACTACCGACCGTGTGGAGAGGGGAATCTCATGGAGGCTGTCGACCGTCCTGGGCACGACGCGCTGTGGGGGTGGTTCGGCCTGTCGTACGCCGCGTTCCTCACCATCCCGCGCGTCTTGCTCCACGAGATGCCTGATGAGTGGCAAGGGAAGATGGCCGCCCTACTCGCGGAGTTCGATGCGATGTACGTCAACCTCGAGCTGCCGGAGATGAAGGTGCAAGCCGTTGGGCCTGGAAACCGGTTCATGCGCTGGCCGCGGTGGCTGCTCGAATACCGGCACCCCGACCGTGAGACCATCCGCGCGTGCATGGACACACCGACCGTGAGGAGTCACCGTGGCTGACACGACCCGCCTGGACGAGCTCACTGAACAGTGGCAGGCCCGCGGCTTGAAGTACGACGACGCCGCGGAGTTCATCAACCTGCTACTCGAGCGGCTGGACGGCTCCGGCCCTGAAAATCCCGTCGATGAGGCTCCGCCGGTACACGAGGGTTGGCGCATCATCGACAGGCCCGCCGACCGCGGACAAGACCGTGGCCCCGACTGGCCTGATGCCAAGCCGAAGTGCGACATGGAGTGCGAGAACGTCTACTCCGACCGCACCTGTCCTATCGGCTGGAGACCACCGTCTGACCTCGACCACCTCGAGATTCTGGCCGAGCGGCGCGAGTCCATCCTCTACAAACTGCTTACCAACTCGGGACGCCAAGAAGACCTCCTCCGCGAGATGCTCGAGTCCCTCGGCCGCATCGAAGAGTCGCTCATCGTGGCGAAACCGCCGAGCTGGAAAGAGTGCGACCACGCGTGGGTCGAGACGACCGGCGGGAAGCGTTGCACCGTCTGTGGTGTGTGCATCATGCCGCGCTTGACCTAAAGAGCTGACAAGTCCTACCATCTTCGCTAGGACGCGGCCTGTTGGCGCAGGACGCATACGTCGTCTCGAGAGCGAGTCCTCTCGGCCTGATTGAAGGCAGGCACCGAAGGCGACGACTTCATCTAGCGAGGAGCGTGGGATATGGGCCTGGCCGAGTACCTCGCCAATCAGCGTGTGATGCAGGAGCAGCGTCTCGGTCAACCGACTCGCGTGCAGCCTGCTCCCGCCGTCGTTCCTACGCAAGCGTACGGGCAGCCGCTCGGGATGCCGCAGAATATGGCACCTGCGCCTGGCGTCTTCGACCGCTCACAGCCTACCAACCCGCTCGAGCGACAGCTCGCGGTTCGTCGGATGCTCGACACGCAGGGCCGCGGGATGACCCGCGGCGTCGGATACGATACAAGTGCTGCACCTGCCGTCGTCCCGCAGCGTGCTGCGTTCACGCCGCCACGGATGCCGACCCCGCAGCGCGCCCCTGTGACGCACTCACTCTACGGTGGACAGTAGCCCGACGCTTCACCGGCTCGAGCCCGCGCCGGACAGAGCTCCGCTGGTGGACTTCTTGGCCACGGTCAACACCCGTGGCTTCTACGACCCCGTAGACGACCTCGACTTCTGGGTGATGGCCGCTCACTACGACGGCTTCGACACGCTTCCGGTGCCCATGCAAGAAGCGGTGAAGGCCGAAGAGATTCGTCGCCTCTCCGACCCGCACTCCGGCTTCGAGTACTTCATCCGCTGGTACGGCATGGTGCGTATCAAGGGCGGTTGGGATAGAGGCTGGCGCCGCATGTGTCCCGACGGGATGCCGCGCGTCTCCGAGTCGACCGGCCGCGATTGGGGCTGGCAGCTCCTTCTCGCCGAGGCCATCACTGAATACGACGTGTTCCTGGTGCTCAAGGCCCGCCAGATAGGGCTCACGTTCATCGCGGCCCACTACGGGCTGTGGCGCTGCATGTTCTTCAACGACACCATCGGCATCGTCATCGCCAACAAGATGACATCGGCCAAGCGTCTCGTGCGCCGCGTGCTCGACATCTACCGCCACATCCCCGAGTTCGTGCAAGAGGCCGCGCTCATCACGAATGAGGGCATACAGCGCATGGAGTGGGCGAACGGCTCCTCGCTCGAGCCCATGAGTGCCGCGTCCGACCCCGGCCGTTCCGAGGCCGCGGGTTTCGTGCTCATCGACGAGGCTGCCATCATCCGGCCCATCACCCGCCAGGAAGACGTGTGGGGCTCGGTCGAAGCGTGCGCCGACGGTGGCGGGCAGATAGTCATGTTCACCACCGCCAACGGCATCGGCGACCTGGTTCACACCTGGGTGACGGATTCGGTCTTCGGGAAGCTCCAGCATGTCCTCGACCTGGGCGACGACACGACCATCGACGTGACCTTCGGCGAGGCGGAAATGGGCTTCTGCTTCCTGCCGTACTCGCTCCATCCCGACAGAGACCAGGCGTGGCACGACAAGAAGCGCCGGATGTACCGTGGCTCGCTCTCCAAGTTCGACCAGGAGTACCCCGAGACGTGGGAGCAGGCGTTCATCGCATCGGGGCTCAACTACTTCTCGGTCGTCCACGTCGAGGAAGAGGCCCACCGGCAGAAGTCCGCGCTCGCCGCGTACTCAGCCGAGCACAACTCGCAGCGCGACGTGCGGGGCTCGCTCATCTGGAAAGACCGCGTGCTCCGCACGGTCGAGTTCGTACCCGACCCGTACGGCGTAGTGGTGATTCACGGGCTCGAGGACTTCTATCTCGCCTTGCAGAGCGGGCGTCCGTTCGTCATCGGCGCCGACTGCGCGGGCGACGCGCCGTGGGGAGACTTCCAGGCCGCGACCGCGCTCCATGTCGGCACGCCGTATGCGGATGCCGAAGAGGAAGTCCTGATGCCGCCGAAGAGCGGCACTCCGCACCGGCAGATCCTCACAATCCACGGGCAGATACCGGCCGACGAGTACGGCGAGACGCTGGCGAAGGCGGGCTACCTGTGTCACCAGGCCGTCATCGCGGTCGAGGCCAACGGCGTCGGCACCGCTGTCATCTCGAATCTGCGGCGCCTGCGCTACCCGCGGATGTACATGCGGCCCAACTCGACTCTCGCCCGCGAGCACAAGACCACCGAGCGAATCGGCTGGTGGAGCAACGCGGACACGAAGAACAATGCCTTCGGCACGACAGACAAGTATCTGCGCGAGGGCGCGCTCGACATCCGCGACCTCGAGACACTCGATGAGATGCGGGGTGTCGTCCATCTCGGCGGCCGGAGAATCGGGGCGCCGGAGCCGCGGCACGACGACCGTGTTGCCGGTCTCACCATCGCGGCCGCTCTCGCTACACGGGCGGCACGCTCGCTCGTGCTCAACGTGGTCGTCGACGATGACCCCATCATGCGCGTGCTCGCCGAGATTGAGGCGGAGAGCAACGCGCAGACCTGTGAGCTCGGTAACGAGATGCTCTACGTATAAGGAGAGCCATGCCCGACTATAAGTACAAGTGCCGCGAGTGCAAGCACACCTTCGACCGGACGCTTGCGATGAGTGAGCGAAACGGTGTACCGTGCGAGCTGTGCATGGGAGAAACTTCCATCGTCCCGCAGCGAACAGGAGTGCTCGTGCCCGCTCACTGGCATCCTTCGACCGCTATCCCGAAAGCGGAGCTCACAGAGCCATCCGGTCTACTGGCGCAGGAGGCTCGACATGGCTGATGGCGTGAGCTACACCCCCGAAGAGGCTGCCGTCTGGGAAGCGCAACTCTCCTCGGCCATCAAGTTCAAGGCCAAGTTCGGACGCGAAGACCGCTGGAGGCGCTATATCAAGCGCCTCGCGCATCGCTACTACGACGGCGTGCAAGAGGAATCCCCCACCGTCAACATCATGGCCGCTCGTATCCGCGCACTCGTGCCGCAGCTCGCCATCGGTATGCCGGTCGTGAAGGTCGAAGCGACTCGGCGGCCGGACAATCCCAACGCCGAGCCCGCGCTCTCCAAGAAGCTAGAGGACTTGTGGGCGACCGAGCGCATGGACGATGAGACACGTCGCTGCACGCTCGACGCCGAGACGGTCGGCATCGGTCTCGGCTTCGTCGGGTACGAGACGACCTGGGGCGAGCGCGCCGTTGGCGCCAACAAGCGTCTCTTCGGTGTGATGCCACCGTCTGTGACCGAGAAGGTCTCGACACTCACCGCCGGACTCTCAGACATCCTCGCGGTCGACAAGCAAGAGACGGTCTCGCAGCTCGTGACCGAGCGCATCTTCCTCGAGCGCATATCGCCGCTCAACTTCGCCATCGACCCCACGGCTGACCACTTCTTCAACGCGAGCTTCATGGCCCGCCGTCTCTTCATGACCCCGAAGGAAGCGAAGCGCTGGTTCGGCGATAAGGCCCCGAGGGCCGATTCAGTCGCCAACGTCGGCGAGTGGGACTCGCGCGATGAGGATGACCCGTTCAACCGCACCGAGTCGGCGTCCATCGAGAACGCCGTCGACTCGCGTGTACGCCGCGTCATGGCGTGGGAACAGTGGGACATCTCCGCAGGTAAAACGGTGTACCTCGACCGCAGCGGCAAGGTAATCCTGGTGCGCGAGTGGGCATCTCCGTACTCTGGATTCCCCATCATCCCGATGCTGTGGGACGACATCCCCGATTCGGTCTTCCCCGAGGGATTGGCCGCCGGTCTCGAGCCGCTCACGAACGAGCTGCACGTCGCTCGCAAGCGCCAGCTCCAAGAGCTCCGCAAGGGCATCCGCAAGTGGAAGTCCTCTGGCCCGCTGTCGCAGAAGGCCAAGATAGCGCTCAAGTCCACGAACGACGGCGAGGTCGTGGAGATGAGCGACTACGACCAGCTCGAGCCGCTCGAGCACCAGCCGCTCCCGCCAGACGCGTTCACGGTCGAGAACCGCATCAAGGCCGACATGGACGAAATCTCGATGACGAGCTCGAATCTGGCATCCTCGCAGGGGCCGATTCGCAAGACGGCCACCGAGAGTGCGTTCATCCAGTCCGCGGCCGACGCGATGATTGGCTACCGGCAGCTCATGGTCGAGCGGTTCGCCGCCCAAGTCCTCGAGGTCGCGCTCGCCATCATCACGAGCGTCTTCGACGAGCCCGAGCCCATCAAGATTCTCAACGCCGACCCGATGCTCATGGACGCCGAGACGGGCCAGCCGATTCCTGTCGGAACCACCATCGAGTACTCGTTCGTCGGCACCGACCTGGCTGGCTACTACAAGGTGAAGGTCGAGCCTGGCAGCATGGTGGCCGCCGCGAAGGACGTGGAGCGCTCACAGCTCCTCTCCATGTACGAGCGCTTCGCGCCCGAGACGTGGTTCAACAAGAAGGCGTTCGGCATCCTCATCATGTCGACGATGCCTGCGATTCGGGACACGAGCATCTACGTCCTTGATGAAGTGCAGCCGCCCCAGGCCCCCTCACCTGGAGCTATGCAGATGCCAGGTCTCCCCCAGGGCCAGGCACCAGGGGGGATGATGGGCCCGATGACCGGCGCCGGATTGGGCGCCTCTCCCCCCACCGACATTCCCGCGTACGGGGAAGTGAACCCGACCGCGCAAGGTGACATCCTCTCGGCGGTACTCGGAGGAACGGCACCACAGATGGGCATGTAGCCGACCTGTCGGGCGCCCGCCCGAGACCGGCTTGAATGGAAGGATATGGAAGATGAATGAGAACGATGGTACGATTCAGACCGAAGGCCCGCAGTCGTTCGATGAAATCGCGGCTGCCGTCATAGCGGACATGGACGCCCCCGCGCCCGAGACCGAGACCGCCGGTGCAGTACCGGCCCTCGAGACTCCGGCAGGAGCAGCCGAAGTGCCCGCGCCCGTCGCCGATGCAGCAGCGGAAGCAGGAACCCCCGCGGAAGCGGACTCCACGGACTTCCTCCAGGCCAGCGGCGTCACGCTCGAAGAGTTGCTTGAAGGGGTAGAAGACCCCCAGGCGCGCTCGTTCATTGAGTCACGGTACAAGCAGATGCAAGGGCACTTCTCCAAGCGAACGGCAGAAGCGGCCGAGAGCATCAAGGCCAAGAGCGCACTCGAGCAGCAGAACGAAGACCTGCTCAAGCGCCTCGAAGCACTTGAGACGCAGCGGCCGACCCAAGCCCCGCCGGTGACGCCCGAGCAGGCACAGGCACAGGCAGCCGACTGGCGCCAGAAGTACATCATGCAGGGTATCGACAAGCTCATCACAGCAGATGAGGCCGTCACAGACCCTGCGCTGTTCGCCGCGTACGTTGAGCAGGTAGCGACCATCAAGGCCCGCGAGATGAACTTGCAGACGATGGGAGCTGTCGACCAGCGGTTGCGGCCGGTAGAGCAGATGACGTACCAGCAGGCGCTCGCCGAGACACAGCAGGTGCTCACGAACCTGTTTGCTTCTGCACCTGAGTACCGTACCCCTCAAGCCGAGGAAGCGATGGGACATCTCATCGACGCGAATCCTGGTCTCACCCTCGAGCAAGCCTTCGAGATTGTGGTCGGCCCGCAGATGCGCGGAGACGCGTACCGCCTCGGGCAGACCGTCGGCACCGTAGCGGCGCGCAAGACCGCCGAAGAGCGGGCCGGACTGAAAGCCAGAGTGAGCGTTCCCTCTTCTGGCGCAAGCGGCGACATGGGCCCAGAGCTCTCCGAGCATCCGTCGATTGACGAGGCTTGGGAGCACGCGGGCCGGACGCTTGCGCAGGGGTAGACGCTCACACGTGACCCACAACTAGGAGGATAGGATGGCTGGCTCCGCAACAAACGAGCGGTTCGACCAGATGGCGACCTCGACGCTCAACACCTACACGTCGAAGACGTTGCAGGATGTCATCTTCCAGGCCGACCCCCTCTTCGCCCTGCTCTACAGCAAGGGCAAGAAGGACAAGTACATGAGGGGCGGTCAGTACATCGAGACCCCGCTCATGTACGGGAAGAACGAGACCGGTATGAGCTACTCCGGCCTCGAGGTGCTGGACACGTCCACCACAGAGGGGCTCGGCAACGCGCTCTTCCCGTGGCGGATGTACAACATCTCAATCACGGTGGCGAACGAGGACTTGCTCAAGAACCAGGGCGACGCCCAGGTGCTCGACTTGCTCAAGGCCAAGATTCGCCAGGCCGAGCTCTCCATGATGGATGACCTCACCGACATGCTCTACGGTGACGGCACCGGCAACAACAACAAGGACATCATGGGCCTGCTCGCACTCGTCGGCACCGGCACCGTCGCCGGTATCGACTCCGCCACGTATACGTGGTGGGCCTCGAAGACCAACTCGACCGCAACCGCGCTCGACTCGAGCTGGATGCGGACGATGGTCAACGACGTTCGCGGCTCGGGTGCGACCTCGGCTGTCAAGGGCGCCGACGTTGGCCGCGTCGACCTCATCCTCACCACGCAGGACTTGTTCGAGTCCTTCGAGGGCAAGGTGGAGCCGACGCTCCGCACGCAGGACACCAAGCTCGGGAGCCTCGGCTTCGACGCCCCCAAGTTCAAGGGCGCGGAGCTCACCTGGAGCGACAAGGTGCCCGCGGGCTACATGTACTTCCTCTCCACGGAGTACATGGGCCTCAAGTGTCACCCCGAGCGGGACTTCAAGAGCACCCCGTTCGTGGAGCCGCACAACCAGGATGGCCGCGTCGCCCACATCCGTTTCATGGGCAACATGGTCACGTCCAACCGCCGTCGCCTGGGTGTGGCGACCGCCAAGACCGCGTAGAGGAGGTAGAGACACATGGCATCAGGTGGAAAGTCCGACGGTATGCTCATCGACGGCGACTTCTCCAACGGCGCGACGTGGAGCGAAGGCGTCAACGAGTTCGAGAACGTGCGTGCGCATGGCACGCTCGTGGTCGGCCAGGTCGTCACAATCGTGCCGACCATCACGGGGCCGCTCACGGCCGCTCCGGTAGCCCTCTCCGGCTACCAGAAGGTCGGCGTCGTCCTCGCTGCGGCCACGGTGGGCCAGCAGGTCGTTGTCCAGACGCGCGGCTACGCCGAAGCGCTGGTCGACGGCAACACGAACGACGTGACCGCTGATGACTTCCTCGAGGTCATCGCCGCGGGAACCGCGTTCACGCTCGACCACGCAACCGTCCGCAGCGTCAACTCGGTGGGCATGGCTGTCGACGCGCAGGCTGGCGCAACGGCTGTCCTCTCGAGCGTGTACCTCATCGGTGAGCGAGTCATCGTCGCCGGTTCGTAGTAATGTGAGCTCTGTGGAGGGGTGAGGGAGACCCGCCCCTCCACTCGGAGAGAAAGGCAGCAACATGGCACACGCATGTCCCATCGCTGCCGTTCGT